CTTACTCTTCCCTTTTTTGACAATCGCATGCTTCGTGTGTGCATGTTTCACAGATGCATTCCTCTTGACAATCTTCACATTCACATTTCTTACAGGTCATTTTACTTTACTTACAGAAGCATAGCTTTTGACAGCTAACAGTCCAAAGACGCTTTAGCCATTCTTTGATTTTTCTAAACAGTTTCATTATAAACTCCGTTTAATTAGGTTAAGGTGGAGGGTTTTGAACGGACCCTCCGAAACCGTTACTCAAGGTTTACGAGAAACCTACAACTTGTGATTCAGCATCGCCCATGCCACCGAAGTCGGCAGTCAATGCCCAAACACGATACTTACCATTAATCGCACCAGTACCCACAACAAGATCAAGCGTATCGGCAGCGGTATGAATACCGTAAGCAACCGAAGTCGTTCCCATTGCGCTAGTACCTGCTTGTGCCTTGATAGTCATAGTAGTACTACCGGGCGCACCAGCAGTGATATAACGGTCAACATCAGCACCATCTCCTAGAGAGAGAGTACCGCTGTTACCCGCAGAATCTGCGGTCAACACATCAACACCCGCCGTAATAATGTACGTATTAGCTGGAATGCTAATGCATTCAAAAACATCGTTGGCGACATTAGTGGTTTCACTAAAGTCGATCACCATGTCAACAACACGAACAGCAGCTGCGTTTGCGGGATGACCAGCAGTGCCTACATTGTCAATAGTATAAGTAGTCATTTTTTAGTCCTCCCTATTATGTGTTAAGATCAGGTACACCCTTGTAGACGCCGACAAAGCCGGTGCCCGAAGAGCGTAGCACTTTACGTCCGAAAACATGCAGACCACGAACGATGTCTGCAAAGCTATCGGGGTCACGGATCACTTCGGTCTTTGCGATTGCGGAAGCAGTGCAAACCGCGCTCATGTGACCGCCAAGAACGATAGTCTCGCCGCTGGTGGCCGAAGGACCGAAAGTGTGGGACGCAGCAGTACCAGCAGAGCTAACAGCAATCGCGTTAGTCTGATACAAAGTAAAGCCGTGAATCTTACGAGAGGTGACAGCACCATTCATAAGGGCAGACTTATCTTCGCCGGTAACACTGGAATCCATCAGCTTGGCATCCGCCTGACGCAGAATTTCGTAGAACTGGGGCGGGGCCACAATCCAACGGTTCTCTTCAGGAACGTCACCTTCGTCCAACAGACGAGCAAAAGTGCTAAGATAGTTAGCGCACTCGTTGCCGGTGTTGCACGAAATCGCTGAACTGGCAGCACCAAGATTGGTAGTGTCAGTAGCAGCATTGTCGCTGATATTCTTCAGAATATTGTAATCATATGCCTTCTTCAAGCTGTATGCGCCGCTAGAAGTGGACAGAGATTCCCAATTAACATGGCTCTGCCGCTCTTCGACATCATCAACTTTAAAAGCAAAGTAATTACCCTGATCGACAGCAAGAGTAATCTCGGTGTCGGACAGGTCTTCAGTGTTGACTACGGAACCACGGGTATACGAGGATACCGTGATTGATGGTTCTTTAATAATCTTCACCGTGTCGCCAAAATTTTCAATTTCCCCCGCATAATCTGTATTAGTAATAGCTTCTGCTACAGAGGCACGACGGAAGAATTTGAGTACTTTTTGGCTATAGATTGCCGGTAGAAACTTACCATTAGGTAGGTTACTATATCCGGCTGCTACTCCAAATGCCATTTTAGTATCTCCTTATTGTTATTGAATTCTTCCCTCTCGTTTAGCCGCATCAATTTCAGATTCTAGTTTCTCAAATTCATGTGGTTTCAAGCGAGAAATTTCTTCGACAGTCCAAATCTTTTTTTCCTGTGACATATTATCAGAAGAAAGAGTGCGTGTTTTTGTCACTGCTTCTGCTGCATTTTGCCTACCTTTAGATTTAGGCTGTTTCTGAGAGCGATTAGTTTCTAATTTATACAAGTCAACTACGCGAGATGCCCACGCAACATCCTTTTTGTTCTTGTAAAGTCCATCAGAAATATTTTCTGGCTGTAGTATTAGCCAATCAAGAAATTCCTGACTTTCCTTTAGTTCAAAAAAGTCTGGGTGCTTAACTAGCAATTCCTGTTCAGCGACCTGTTCTCTTGCTTTTGACTCATTCTCCTGTAGATACTCGATTTGCTTTTCAAGTTCATTAACACGAGAACCTGCTTCAAGTTGCGAGACAGATTGCATTACACTAAAGATTTCAGGATACTCATCTCTGAATGTTTCCAGTTCCTCTTGAGTTTTAGGAAGTTCAGCAGGAACACGCTGTTGTGCTGCAAACTTCGCTTCCGCTAACTGTTGTTCCTGTTTCCATTCATTTTGTTTGGTGTCATGATATCGCTTTAGATCGCTATATCGCTTCTTCCAATCATGTTCCTGTTCTTCATTTTGGATGAGGCTAGAAGTATCCTTGTTTACGCCTTGTACATCGGCAAGATCAAGAGATTCTGCTTCATCGTCATCAATTGCTAAGTCTTTTCGATAAGCATTTTGATATGGGGTAACCTCAGTATCTTCCTTGTTAATTAAAGTTGTTTCACTCATTTATACCTCCATACGGGGCCAATTATAGAATTGGGTAACCGTCTTCTTAGGTGTTATTTGTCAGAGCCGATAAATCGGGTGGCTGACCTTCTTGTCAAGCGGATACAAATCCGCCTTCCTCAAATTTTAGTTTTCCTCTTAAAGCTCCTGAATAACGTGGGTTTCTACCTGTAAAATCTTCCGCATTCACACCTACTGTGATTTTTCCAGCAGGAGACTTATAGATAGTAAATTCACCAGACGCAGAATGCTGTTTTCTTGTTTTTTGTCCTTCAGGTTTAATCGCTGTTTGATTTAATCTAATATCAAATTTATCTTTTATGCCTATATTAAAACCTAAATTTTGTACCTCCTCCCTAATAACGTTATTAAAAAAAGGATCAGCACTTATTTTATCTTTAAATTCCTCTTGAGTAAAACTTCCTCCAAGCCGTAATCCGTCTACTATTTTATTAGTAATATTTTTAGGAAGTCGCCCTTCAATAGAAAATCCTTTATCTTCAGAACCTGCAACTACGGGTATTTCACTTTCAGGAGTTATAATTTTTCCTACGGGTTTTCTCTTTCCTTTAAGATGTCTTCCTGATACAGAAAGAAATCCCCCCGTTTCAGGCGCATTTTCTCCAGCACGTATTGGGCCTTCTTCTGTAACAGTTAAAGAAGGAAGAACTGCGCCCCTTTTATCTGTTCCTTTTTGATATTTCGGAACTAAGCCGCCTTCCTCAAGCGTTGGATAAATATATTCCCTTACTTCCTCTAAAGTTTTTAAAGTACCGGGAATACTTTTCTTCGATAATTCTATTCCTTCTTCTATCCATTCAGGATTTTTCATATAATAATCTTTATCTGCTTTTGTATTTTCAAATTTTATTACTGCCTTTACTAAAGCAGGTAAATCTTTTTCTGTAACCGTTGTAACCGTTTTATTCTTATTTTTATTTTTTATTTCACTTTGTATGAAATTAATATAGTTTTGTGTTTTATTTTCATTTTTAGGAGCATATTGTGTAATAATTTCTCTTAAATTTCCTTTTGTATTTCCTATCTTTGTTCTTAAATCCATTGCTAGAGCACGAATCCCTAAAACGGGATTACTAAATACAGCAAAAGAACTTTTTCCTTTTTCTCTTTCTCTTTTTGTAGCATAACGTCCTACGGTTCCTGCCCAATCAAATCTAGCTTCTACATTACCGGGATTATTTGTATAAAAAGGATCAAGAACATTTGATTCTTTTGGACTAATTGGTTTCCATCGTGGAATAGGAGCTACGCTTCCCCCGTTATCATACTTTTTTTTTGAGCCAACTCCACCGGGTTGCATGAAGCCACCAGCAGAAGGGGTAATACCAGTAAGAGGCTGGTTCGGCTGTTGTTGCGGCAATTTAGGTCGTGCAACATTCTGTCTTCCTCTGGGCCGTGCAACAGCAGCTACTTTTTGCCGTTTAGGTTTAGGTGCTAATGGAGGTTTTGAAGCCAACGCTGCTTGTAGCGTACCTTCAGAGATAGTTATCAATCCTTGTTGCTGTTGTTGAACTCCACCCCCTACTGCAAACCCCTGTTGCATAGGTGCAGCCATTTCCTGTTGCATAGGTGCAGCCATTTCCTGTTGCATGGGCGCTGCTTCTTCTTGAGGCATAAAGCCCTGTGGCTCCTGTGGCATCTCCTGACCACCGGCCTCTGTTTCTTCTGCCTGTTGTCGCTCAAACTCATCGATTCCGCGCTTATTAATCTTCTCTAAGCGGTCCCGTCCAATAATCCGTACAAGCGCAGGAGGAATGATGTACTCGCCTTCGGATACGCGAATTTCA